TGGCTCTTGCCTTCGCTGTCACAGAGGAAGCGATGGAAGACAATCTATATGATTCGTTTGCCAAGCTTCGTGCTCGTGGCCTTGCTCGTGCAATGGCAAATACCAAACAGGTGAAAGCTGCTAACCTTTTCAATAATGGTTTCTCTGACACTATTGGTGATGGTGCTGCGTTCTTTTCTGCCGCACACCCCACAATCTCTGATGGTAATCAGTCTAACCTTCTTGCGGCGGCTGACCTTACAGAAGCAACACTTGAAACTGCTCTTACTACGATTCAGAAACTCAAAGATGATCGTGGTATTTTGATTGGTGCAAGTGCTGTTTCACTTCATGTTCCTGTTGACTCATGGGCGATTACAGATCGTATCTTGGCAAGCCCCGGCAACACTCAAACGAGTGCGGCAGCGGCAAACCCAAATACGAACGCTATAAACGCTACTCGTCACTTGGGCATGATTCCAGAAGGTTACTTTATCAATCGCAGGTTTACGGATACGAACTCGTATTTCATTAAGACAGACGTTCCTAATGGTACGAAAATGTTTGTCCGTTCTCCACTTCAAACAAAGATGGAGCCTGACTTTGATACTGGTAACTTGCGCTTTAAGGCACGAGAGCGATATAGCTTTGGTGTATCTGATTGGCGTGGCTTCTTTGGAAGTGCTGGTTCTTAATAAGAGCGAGGGGGTGGCATTATGTCACCTCCTCCTTTATTACATGGAGAATATAAATGGCTTCAAATATTAAAGTAGCACACAATGTAAGCAGTGATGGTGCAATCATAACAGGATTTAGATTTGTAGATGCACCAACAGTAACACTAGGTGGTGAAGGCGATGGATCTAATCCTCTGCCTACAGTTAATCGTATTGTTGCTATACATACTTTTTCTACTGTTGCAGGTGAAATTGCAATATCAGGTAGTAAACAAATTACAAATAAAACAGCAAAAGGTAATGCTATCCACTATCGGGTAGGTGCTACAGACTCAAATGATATGTACATAGGTGACATGGGTGTTCCTGTTCATGGTATTGTAAGTGTATCTGTATCAGGAGTTGATGCTCCTACGATTACATTATATGTAGGTTAGTATGCCTAATTTTGCTCAACTAAAATCAGATATCCAAGAGACTTCTGAAAATGATGGCACTGAGTTCACCAGTGCTATTACTGGTTTTATACAACGAGCAGAGTTTCGTCTTATAAAAGATCTTGATGATTTTGGATTAGATGAATTTACAAATGTTTCTGTATCTTCTGGAAATGCTGGTGCAGTAACTCTTAATGATCGTGTACGTGTAGTTCGCAATGTAAACTATGTAGTTAGTACTGGAACCACCGTTACTAACTTATTACCACGTACTTTTGAATATGTCAAGGACTATTGGCCTGTTAGTGCTTCTACTGGCACACCACGTTATTATTCTAGAAAAGATAATCTTACATTAAAAATAGTTCCAACACCATCATCTGTTATCACGACAGAAATACAAACTCAATCTCAACCATTACCTCTAGCATCTGCTACAGGTACAAGTGTAACAACAACTAACTATTTTAGTGAGTATTGTTATAACGCTTTATTTTATGCTTCTCTAATGGAAGCTACAATGTTTAATAAAGATTGGAGTAATCTACAGTATTGGACTCAACAATATGTTGATCAAGTTCAAGCACTACGTAATCAGGCTAGAAGAACAAGACAGGATGATATGGCAGTTGCTGCTTCTCCTGCTGGTGGGCCAAATACAATTCAAAGAGGAGCATCTTAATTATGTCTATATTAAAATCAGCACTTAAAAAATCTTTAAAAAGAAAAACTTCAGATTTAGGAGTAAAACAACAAAATACTCCTGCTGCTAAAAAAGTAAGAAAAGCTGAAGGTAAAGCTGCTGCTGATGTAAAACAACCAGCAATGGGAACACCCGGAACAACTGCTGAAGCTGCTGACACTAAAATACGATCCTCTCAAGTAACAGCTAAACAAGCAGATGAGTTTGATAAAGCTTTAAAAATAAAGGAAGATAAATTAGCAAAATATAAAGAACAAGTTGATAATTTATCAGGAACAGCAAAGTTAAAATTTATAAATAAAAATAAACAACGTATTACGGCTTTAAGAAATTCTATTAAAGATATGAAATCTAGGGGTGGTCCGGGTGGACGATCAAAAGTAAGAGGTAAAAACATTCCAAAAGCTGGTGGTGGTAAAGCTATACCTCAAGGTAGTGAAGGAAAAGGTATACGAGCACTTGTAGCTTCAGGACCAAAAGGTAAACAAGCAGCTAAAGATATGGGATTTGCTGTAGCTAAAAAAGGTGGTAGAATAGTTGCTGCTATGAAAGGTGGTCAAATCGTATCTATGATGTACGATGATTAGTAGATCAAGTGTTAGACAACAGATAACTAAACCACCTAAAAAGAAACGAAAGAAAAAGAGGAGAAAGAAATGATTGGACCTCATACATTAATTAAACGTCCACATAATTTAGATGAAATTGTAGGCAGACCTACTGGACAAGGTTATGGTGCTGCACGTAAAGGTCCAGATGTAAAAGGACCACCTCAAGATGTTATAGTAGATGAAGATTATACTCAAGGTAAAGCTTTTAAAGTGGAGAGTTAATCATGTCTGTGGTAAAATCAGCACTTAAAGAATCTTTAAAAAGAGGTAGAAAAAGAAAACCTCGTGGAAGAAAAGCTGCTACTGAACTTCAGAAGAAAGGTGCAAAAGCATTAGGTATCTCTTTAACAGAAGCAAAAAAGAAATCTGATGCTGAGTTAAAAAAAGCTATCAAAGAAGCTGCACCTAAAAAATCAAAAACCCCTAAAGTAAAAAGAACTAGGGCTGAACAAAGCGAACTTAATCGTTTAATTAAATCTCAAAAACGAGATGAAATCTCAGATGAAAGAGGTTCTAATGTTTTAGCTGGTAGACGTAAGACAGGTCCAGAGGGACAAGAGGTAGAACAAGGGCCACTTCTATCTAAAGCTAAACTTCCTGAAAAGGTTTCTCCTGCACGTAGGCGTAGTCTTGTAGCTCAAGGTAAAGCAAAAGTACGTCCCGGTAAAGGTGGTAAGAGTCGCCTTGTAGAGACAGGTGAATTTGCACCAGCTAGACAAGATGTAGCAGATCGTATGGGACTTACTGCTAGAGGTGTACCACCCACTGAAAAAGAAATTATGGATATGGGTGGTTTTGAAATACGTAAGTTAGGTGGTAAAGTAAAACGTAACGTAGGTGGTAAAGTTCGTGGTGTAGGTCAAGCCATGAAAGGTTTTGGTAAAGCTACTTATTCTAACAAGATGTATTGATGGCTATAGATATTGATAATAGTAAAATAAACTATGATATAGTTAAACCTAATCGTGAAGACTATACAGACTTTAAAATATATTGGACTGACTTATGTTACTATTTAATTCAAAAATATAAAGATACTTATGTAAAGATATAATATGGCTGTACGTAAACGAAAAAGAAAAGGAACAGGTATGAAAGGACTGACCATTAAAGGTGGTCATAAACGTCCTACTAAATCTGGTGCAGGTATGACTGCTAAAGGTGTAGCTGCATACAGACGTAAAAATCCCGGTTCTAAATTACAAACAGCCGTAACAGAAGCAAAACCTAGAACAGCAAAAAGAGCAGCAAGGCGAAAGTCTTTCTGTGCAAGATCAGCGGGGCAAATGAAAAAGTTTCCAAAAGCAGCTAAGAATCCTAATAGCCGCTTGAGACAAGCACGTAGAAGATGGAGATGCTAAAATCAAATGTCCTACTTAATATCAAACATCCCTCATTTTAAATGTTGGGTGCGTAAAGAGTTTACAACTAATCATGAAGAATATCAAGGAGAATACTTACACGCTTTAGCTTTTGCAGTTAATACTATACCAGATAGATCATTAAGTTTTCAAGTAGTATTTACTGGATGTGATGAAGAAGAAAATGTACATGGTGGAGCTATGTGGGCTAGGATGCCAATAGCTGCATTAGTAGCAGACACAGAGTTAGATGAATGGCCTGAGTTAATGCCTACACATTTTGCCCAACCTTGGGACTGCTCTGCTAGAAATCATAGTGTAATAGTTATGGACAGAATATCTTCTAGTCCGTGGCTTTGTAAAATAAATGGAGAGTTTTATACAGGTCGTTATATGTTTACAGTAGATTATACAGACAGTTATATTTCTGATGATCCAGCACAACATAAACAATCACATGTATTAGAACTTATAGATGCAGATGAATTTACAGGTAACATCGTAGCGTTACCTAATAACAGAGTAAGAGTAACTAATCCTGCTTTGTGGGTTACTGGAGAAGGAGCACCAGATTTTACACCAAGTCAATATGTACATTCAGCAGAGATAGATAATAGTTATATGAATCCTAATATTACTTTCAACAACTTATATGCAGAGGAGTGTGATCCAGATGATGAAAAGAACGAAGATGAAGTCTAAAGGTGGACCAGTAAGACGTATGGGTGGCGGTAAAGCTACTAAGTATAAGTCTAGAGGTGGTGCTTTGAGAAGAATGGGTGGTGGTAAAGCTACTAAATATCGCTCTCGTGGTGGCACAGTAAGACGCATGGGTGGTGGTAAAGCTACTAAGTATCGTTCTCGTGGTGGACGAGCTAGACGTTAATTATGAAAACAGAAAATAGAGCTAAAGTTAAAAAGGTTATTAAAGGTTTAAAAAAAGCCACTAAACTACATGCAGGACAAGCTAAAACATTAAAGAAAGTTTTAGGTAATGGTAAAAAGAAAAGATCCAAAAGTAGGAACAGGTAAAAAACCTAAAGGCTCTGGACGCAGACTTTATACTGATGAAAATCCAAAAGATACAGTTAGTATAAAGTTTGCTACTCCAGCAGATGCAAGGGCTACTGTGGCTAAAGTTAAACGAATTAAAAAACCATATGCACGTAAAATACAAATACTTACAGTTATGGAACAACGTGCAAAAGTTATGGGTAAGAATGAAGTTGTACGAATAGCTAAACAAGCAAAGAAGGTATTAAAAGATGGCAATCAAAAAAGCAAAGCCAAAAACAAAAAGAAAAAAAGGATCGCCTAGACCGCTTAATCCTAGTCTTTATTCACGAGTAAAGTCAGAGGCTAAACGTAAGTTCAAGGTATATCCAAGCGCATACGCAAATGCATGGTTAGTACGTACCTATAAAAAACGTGGTGGTAAGTACGCATGAGTTTAAAAGAATGGTTTGGAAAAGGCCCAAAGGGTGATTGGGTTGATATTGGTGCTCCAAAGAAAAAGGGCAAGTTCCAAGCCTGTGGTCGTAAGTCTACTAAAACTAGTAAGAGGAAATATCCAAAATGCGTACCAAGAGCCACTGCGAAGCGCATGACCAAAGGTCAGATCAAGAGTGCTGTTGCAAGGAAGAGAGCAAAAGCACAAGGCGTAGGAGGCAAGCCTACGATGGTCAGGACTTTCAAGAAGCGAAAGAAAGCTGTAAGAAGAAGGACTAAGAAGTAATGGCAGTTTCAGGAACATATAACTTTAATCTAGACATAGATGAAGTTATTCAAGAAGCTACAGAGATGATTGGTGGTGAAAATACACTTGGTCATGAACCAGCATCTGCTAGACGTTCTATTAATCTTATGCTCAAAGATTGGCAGAATCGTGGTGTGATGCTTTGGAGTACATCTGTTTCTTCTTTAACTGTAACAGCAAGCACTGCTACATATTCTTTAGATAGTTCTACTGTAGATGCTCTTGAAGTTGTTATTAATAGAGACGATACAGATTTACAACTAGAAAGAATTAGCTCAGAAGAATATTTACTTATACCAAATAAAACACAAAAAGGCAGACCTAATCAATACTCTATTCGTAGAGAAAGAGATAATCCTGTTTTACGTGTATGGCCTTTACCAGATAACTCAACTGATGTTCTTAAATTAGAATTAGTAAAAGAATTACAAGATGTAAATAAATCAGCAGTGCAAAATGCTGACGTACCTAAAAGATTTTTACCATGTTTAACAATGGGACTTTCTTACTATATGTCAATGAAACGTCCCGGTGTTCCAGCAGATAAAATACAATTTTTAAAACTTAATTATGAAGAACTTCTTGCAAGAGCTATGCAGGAAGATAGACAAAGAGCCTCTATGCATGTGGTTCCAAGGTTAGGATATATTTAATGGCAAGTACTAAAAATGCTTTAGCTATGTGTGACATTTGTGGGTTTGTTTACCCACATCGTGTAATGAGATTAAATAGCTATGGTATGTTAGTATGCCCAGAAGATTATGAAGGACAATACGATTTAAAAAATCATCCACAAAATAAAGTACCTGATGTTAGAGATAATCCTGCAATACTAAATCCAAGACCAGATGATACAGGCAGAAATTTAACATGGGATCAAGCAGCAAGCACATATGATTCAACAGAAAAATTTTGGCAGCTAATATGACAGATTTAACAGGAAAACTTATTTCAAATACTTATAAACAGCTTATACTTGTAAGTTCTGCTGTTAGTAATGAAGGTGTAGACACATCTCTTAAACCTATACAAACAGGAGATGGTACTAATACAGCACTTAAAGTAGCAACTAATGCTGTACAAGTTAGTGGTGCTTTAGGAGTTGCTGGTTCTGTTTCTTTTGATAGTAATCTTCATGTAGATAACAGAGTATGTGCTTCTGCATTTTATGGAGACGGTTCAAACATAACAGGTGTTACTGCTGTAATAGCAGGTAATATATCAGTTAGTAATGCTGTAGTAGGTGGTACATTACAAGTATCTAGTACTGCAACTATAGTAGGAGCTACACATTTAAAATCAACTGTTACAGTAGGTGGTGCAGCAAACTTTGGTTCTACAGTTACAGTAGAAGGTAAAGCTGTATTTAAAGATGACGTATCTGTATCAGGGGCAGCTAATTTTGGTAGCACAGTAACTGTAGAAGGCGAAGCTATATTTAATAATAATGTATCTGTAAGTGGTACATTTAATGTAGAGGGTGCAAGTACATTTACATCTAAAGCAACATTTAATAATGATGTTTCTATAAGTGGTAGATTAGATGTAGCTACTTCTGCATGTATAGGAGGTCTTGCTAAATTTAAAGATGACGTATCTGTATCAGGCGGTTTAAATGTAGGAGGTTCAGTTACAATAGCTGGTACAAATATTCAAGCTACTAATGCTAGAGTATGTGCTTCTGCATTTCATGGTGATGGATCTAATTTAACTAATATACAAGCAGAATTAGGTGTTACAACAAATATATCTGTTTCTGGATTTATAAATGCTGGAGGTGCAGTTTCTGTAAGTGGCACATTTAATGCAGTAGGTTCTTCTACATTTAAAAATGATGTTTCAGTATCAGGTAATCTTAGAATTGGGGGTACTACTACAATAGCAGGAGCTACAAGTTTAGGATCAACTTTAGATGTAACTGGTAATACTTCTATAGGTGGTACTTTTTTAGCAACAGGTAAGGCTGAATTTGAAGACGATGTATCCGTATCAGGTAATGTTAATATTGGCGGCACTACTACTATTGCTGGTGCAGTTAGCCTAGCCTCTACATTAAGTGTAGGAGGTGCTGCAAACTTTTTAAGCACTGTAACTATTGCTGGTAATAATGTACAGGCAGCAAATGCTAGAGTGTGTGCTAGTGCTTATTATGGTGATGGGTCTAACTTATCTGGCATTACGACATCTATAGAAGGTGATATATCTGTAAGTGCTTTAACAGTTGGTGGTGAAATATCTGTATCAGGTGGACGTATAACAATTAAAACAAGTGCATCTGATCCTGCTAATATTAGATTTTATTGTGAATCAAATAATGCTCACTATGCAGAATTAAGATCTCCACCTCATGCTTCTTATGCTGGTAATATAACAATTACTCTTCCTAATACAACTGTTACTCTTGTAGGGACATCTACAACTAATACTCTTGTTAATAAAACATTTGGAGATAAGGTAGAGTTTGACAGTGATATATCTGTAAGTGGTAATTCTAATTTAGTTGGTAATGTTTCTGTAGGTGGTACTTTCTTAGCTACAGGAAAAGCTGAGTTTGAAGATGATGTATCTGTTAGTGGTAATAGTAATTTTGGAGGAACAGTAACAGTTGCAGGTGCAGTTAGTCTTGCATCTACATTAAGTGTAGGTGGAGCATCTAACTTTGGTTCTACAGTTACGATAGCTGGAGCTACAAGTCTTGCTTCTACTTTAAATGTAAATAGTAATACTTCCATAGGTGGCACATTAATTACTACAGGTAAAGCAGAGTTTGAAGATGACGTATCTGTAAGTGGAGCATTAATTGTAGGAGGTGCTACTCAACTTAATAGCACTGTAACTGTAGCAGGTGCAGCAACTTTTGAAGGTGCTGTGTCAGTAAGTGGTGCAGTTAATATAGCAGGTGCAGTTGGAATTGGAACAACAAGTCCAACCAATGATGCTTTGTTAACTATCAAAGATTCTGGCAGTGCAAATCCAATGGCTAGAATTTCTTTTGATAGTGGTGACAGTGACGTAAGCAATGGGGTAAAAATTGGATATACAGCCGCAAGTTTTGCACCAGATTTTGAGATAGCAAACGGAGATGCGGGTATCATACGGTTTAAAACCTCTGATACTGAGGCTTTACGTATTGATAGCAGTCAACGAGTAAATATAGGAACAACTGGTAGTGAAAATGGATATCCACTTCATGTGGGATCTAGCGGTAATACTCAGATGCTTTTGAAGGCTGCTGCTAACTATAATAGTACGATTGCTTTTGGTGATCCAGATTCAAATACTCCCGGTGAAATTGTTTATGCTCACAACGGCAATAGCATGAGATTTAATGTTAATGGTGGTGAAAAAGGACGTTTTCTCTCTGGAGGTGGTCTAACATTTAATGGTGATACCGCAGATGCTAATGCCCTTGATGACTATGAGCAAGGTACATGGACTGCGTCTCTTGATGGTGGAACATCAGATCCAAACTCCGCTGTAACTCAACAAGGTGCTTATACTAAAATTGGTAATCTTGTATTTGCTCATGCGCTTTTTGCTAGTGTAGACACAACAGGTGCGAGTGGAATAGTTCAAATTACTGGATGGCCTTTTGCTCCAAATCTTACTATTCCAACAGGTAATGTTATGTCTTACATAACCTTTAATGTTAATTCTAACACAGCAAATATTTCTCCATTTTTTGCATCAGCAACATTACTAAGATTTTATGGAACCCTTGATGGTGCAAATGTATGGGTATCAATGCAACACTCAGCAGGAACAGGTAGATCTTTATATTTTTCTGTAACCTATCATACAAATTCTTAATGATTAAAAGGAATAAAAAATGTCACTCACAGAAGAACAAATTGTAGATAAAATTGAAGTTGGGGAAAAAGGCATTGTGAATGTTCGCACTGCTACAGTTATTAAAAAAGATGATGTAGAACTTACTCGTAGCTTTCATAGGCACTTTTTAGTTCCCGGTGATAGTCTTGATGGACAAGATGCAAGAGTTAGTGCGATAGCTAATGCAGTATGGACTGATGAAGTAATAGCTTCTTATAAAGCATCACAACCTAAACTTGAAGAGTAAGGAAAAATAAAATGTCTAGTACTTTTACCACTAACCTTAGACTTAATAAACAAGGTGATGGGGACAACCCTAATAGTTGGGGACAAGTTCTCAATGATGGTGTTATTAGTCTTGTTGATGATGCAGTTGCTGGTTATACAACTATAACAGTAGGAACTACTGCTAATGTTACATTAACTGAAAATCAAGGTAGTGGTGATCAGGCTCGTTCTGCTTTTCTTGAAGTTCAAGGTAGTGTAGGTGGAACTCATAGTGCTATTAATATTCTTATACCTAATAATTCTAAAAGTTATGTAGTACGTAATGCTGTATCTTATGCCTCTGCTGGTGCAGATATTATATTAAAAGTTGCTGGACAAACTGGTGTTACTATAAGGCCATCAGAAAATCAATTTGTAATAACTAATGGAACAAGTGTTTTTAATGTTGCTCCAACAGAATTTAGTTCTTTAACTGTTGGGGGAACTTTAGATGTAACTGGTAATACCTCTGTAGGAGGAACTCTTAATACTACTGGTAAAGCAGAATTTGAAGATGATGTTTCAGTTTCAGGTGCATTAGTTGTAGGCGGTTCAGCAACATTTTCTGGGACAGTTACAATAGCAGGTGCTAATGTGCAAGCAGCAAATGCTAAAGTGTGTGCCTCTGCATTTCATGGTGATGGCTCTAACTTAACAGGTATTACTACTTTTCCAACTGGAGGTATTATGCCTTTTGCTGGTACATCTGCTGGAACTCCTTCTGGATTTTTATTGTGTCATGGTCAGGCAGTAAGTCGTTCTACATACTCTGGATTATTTTCAGTTATTACAAGCATATATGGTGATGGAGACGGTTCAAGCACATTTAATCTTCCTGATTTACGTGGACGTGTTGTTGCTGGTCAAGATGATATGGGTGGTTCAAGTGCTAATAGATTAACTGGACAAACAGGTGGTGTTGATGGTGATACTCTTGGTGGATCTGGTGGTGCTGAAACACATACACTAACTGAAGCACAACTTGCTTCACATAGTCATGGTGCTCTTAATCCTTTGAGTAGTGGTGATGATACTGGTTCTAGATTTAATATAGTTAACGAACAGCAAGACAATTTTACTGATGGTACTGCATCATATAGAACAAGTTCAGGAGGTAATCAAAATCTTATTAATACTACTGGTAGTGGATCAGCACATAACAACGTACAGCCAACCTTTATCTTAAATTATATTATCAAAACTTGATATGGCAGAGTTACGAACATTTAAACTGGCTCCGGGTTTCCACAGAGAGTCTACCCAATATGCAGAAGAGGGTAAGTGGTTTGATGGGAACCGTGTGAGGTTTCGTGAAGGCAAGCCTGAGAATATGAGAGGCTATGAAACAAGAGCACAAGGAGATAAGTTTGATGGATCAGCTAGAGCATTATTAGCATGGAAACCTGCTGATAATATTTCTACTGCAATATTTGGTACACCTGAAAAACTTTATATTCATGAAGGTGATGAGTTATATGATGTAACACCAATAACAGAAAAAACTACTTTAACAAATTGTTTTGGTACAAGTTCTGGTGAAGTTAGAGTTTGTTGTTCTGACAATGCACATGGTAGAGTAGTGGGAGACTATGTTTTATTTACATCTTCAGCAGCATTTAATGCTGTAAGTTTACAAGGTAATACATATCAAGTTGTATCTGTTGAAAGTGCAAATGCTTTTACAATTAATGTAACAACCGCTGCTAATGCAACTGGTAGTGATGTGGGAAGTGCGACATTTAATTATTATATACCAACAGGTAACTCTGTTGCAGCGGCAGGTTTAGGTTGGGCAGCAGCACCTTATAATGCAGCAGAGCCTACATCTGTAGGTATTAGTAAAATAACTACAACTGGTGGTAATACATTAGTTACAATATCTTGTGCAGCCGCACATGGGGGCGTGGCAAATGATTTTGTATATTTCTTACCATCTAATACTTCTGTAACTCCTGTTACTGTAGGTGGTAATTTAGTTTTAACAAAGCCAACAGATAATAGTATAGATATTGGTGGTCCTCAGTTTACTATTGTATCTGTTAATGGAACACAGATAATTGTTAGTGTAAATACAGCAGCATCTGCATCAGGAGATACTACATCTGATATAAATATGACTGCTCTTATATATCCACAGACAGGTGGTGGAGCAGCGGCTAAAACAAGAGGATGGAATCAAGCTGCATCTGCAAGTGCTAGTGATTTATTTTTAGATATATCACAATGGAGTTTTGATAACTGGGGTGATGATGTTGTAGCTAATAGAAAAGGTGGTGGATTATTTTATTATGATTCTGATGCAAGCACAGAACCAGTAAGAGCAACATCTGTTACAACATCACCTGTAAGTACAAACTCTATTATTGTATCTCCTAATGATAGACATCTTATCTGTCTTGGTACAAATAGATTTGAAGCTACTGCTACAGTTAGTGGTACATTTGATCCTATGCTTGTTCGTTGGTCTGATCAAGATGATAGAAATGAATGGAATCCAACTGCTGCAACAGATGCTGGTGAGGTTGTTTTAACAGATGGAACTAGAATAGTTGGTGCTGTTCGTGCAAGAAATGCTATTAATATTTGGACAGATAATGCTCTTTGGCTTATGCAATTTGTTGGTGGTAACTTTGTATTTAAGTTTCAACAAGTAGGAACTAACTGTGGACTTATAGGACAACATGCAGCCATAGATTATAACGGTACTACATATTGGATGGGTTATGATAATTTTTATGTCTATGCTGGTTCAGTTCAAGTTTTAGATTGTACGGTTCGTAGATTTATATTTGATGATCTTAATACATCTTATTATGATAAAGTTTACTGTGGTATTAATTCTGAGTTTAGAGAAATAATATGGCTATATGTTTCTAATGGTAATACAGAATGTAATAAATATGTTATTTATAATCCAGAAGAAAGATACTGGGTATACGGTGAAATGATATTTACTACATTTACTGATCGTAGTGTATTTGGAAATACTATAACAACTGGTGTAACTGTAGCTGGTAATAATATTTATGACAACGAACCACCAAATGTATTTACAGGCAGTGGAGAAACATTAACGTCTTTTGTAGAGTCTGGAGACTTTGATATTAATGATGGTAATCAAGTTATGTTTATGAATAAAATTATACCTGACTATGATTTATCAGGAGGACAGATTAAATTTAAAATAATAACAAAAAAATATCCTGAAAGTACAGAACAGACTACAAAAGAGTTTGATATTTTTGATAATACAGAAAAGATTAATATAAGAGCTAGAGGAAGGCAAGCTAAAATTAGAGTATCTTGTGCATCAAATAATGCTAGTTGGCGATGGGGATCAGTTCGTTTAGCAGTACAAGGTGATGGTGAGAGATAATGGCAACATATCCTATTTTACCTTTTGCACTAACAAATGAAGACTTGGTAGATATGTACAATCAAGTAAGAACATGGGGAGATGTTTTAGTTCAAGAGTTAGATGCAAGAGATTTAGATATAGATAATGCGGCGGCAGCAACTGTATTTACTGTAACGACAGTAACTCAAATAGGTCGCCCACAAAAAGGTGACATAGCATATTCTGTAAGTTCAGGTAAATTTAAAGGATATGTTAGTCTTGGTGCAGAAACTTCATGGCAGAATTTAAACTAATGAAAAAAAATTTACTAGATCATTTTCAATTTATTAATGAAAGTACTTTATTAAATAATATTAATACTGGACAAGCTATTGATCCTGAACGATATCGTCTTGATCAAAAACAAGAGTTTATGAAAATGAAAAAGTTAAACTATTCTAATATGATGAATGACTTTTTAAAAGGTAAGCAGCCATGAGTGAAAATATATTACAGGTATTAAAACTTACTGGTTTAAATAAACTAGCAGAAAATGCTAAGATTAGTGCAGAGGAAATGCAATTAGCATCTAATGTAATTAATCCACCACCAGCACCAGCACCAATGCCTCCTATACCTATGCAACAACCTATAACTCCAAATCAAAGGCCAATGAATGTAAGGCCAGCAGATCCAGAAAAATTTAATAAAATACAAGGTATGATAAAAGCTTTTGAAACACCATCATCATATGATAATGTATTAGCTCAAAGGATGCAACCTACAATGCAAGCAAAGGCTGGAACAGAGGGTATGACTATGAGTTTTGGAAGTGGTCCTGTTCCCGGTGAAGGACATGGTATGCAAGATAATATTCAAATGCCTATAATGGAAAAAGGTGATCAAGTTGCAACTCTTGCCGTTAGTCCTGATGAATATATAGTAGATGCGTATACGATGGCTGCTCTTGGAAATGGCAGCGCAGATGCAGGTGCAGATGTAATGGATAAAGTAGTAAAAGAAATAAGACAAAAAGCTTTTGGCACAACAGAACAACCTAATCAAATAAACGGTTTGGCTTCTTTAAGATCAGCAATAGGATAATAAAATGAGTATATTTAGTTTTTTATTTGGTTCTCCAAAACAAGCAACCACTACAACTAGGCAAGTAACAGAGCTACCTGAAGAGATAAAACCGGGAGCTAAACGAGTTATAGATGATGCTTTAAAACTTTATGAAGAAAGAATAGAAGAGGGCTATGTTCCTTTTGGTAAAACAACTATTGCTGATTTAACTGAAGATGAAAAAAAAGCTATAAGTGGTTTAAAAGGTTTAGTTGGAGGTCAAAAACCATACGTTGATGCGTTTGAAAAAACATTAAAAGAAGATATACCTGTTGAGTTTACTGCTGAACAAGCTAAAAAATTTAGAAGTCCGTATATTGATTCTGTTCTTGAAGTTCAAAAAAGAAAAGCTCAAGAAGACTTTGAACAAAGAGTCTTACCACAATTTGAAAAACAAGCTATAGATGCTGGAGGATTGTCTGGTCTTGGTAGTCGTGCTGGTGTGCAAGCTGCATTACTTGGCGATGCTTTTGGTAGGCAGCTTGGAGATATTGAAGCAGTGGGCCAACAAAAAGCTTTTGAAGATGCATATAATAAATTTTTACAAGAAGGTCAAAGAAGAAGAGCATTGGCTGGTGATTTACTAGATGTAGGTAAAAGACGTTTAGATACTGGCCTTGCAGAGTTTGGTTTACTACAACAAATTGGTCAAGAACAAAGACAAAGAGATCAAGAAAAACTTGCAGAAGAATATGCAAGATTTATAGAGGAAAGAGAATTTGCTCCTACAGAACTTGCTAGACTTTCTGGTTTTGTTGGTGGTAGTCCTTTTACTAAGGCATTAACTAAAACAAAAACAGAACAAACACCACAGGCAAGTCCTTTTAGTCAAATAGCCTCTCTTGGTCTAGCAGGGTTAAGAGCATCCAAAGGTGATTTTGGTGGAGCTTTGAGTGGACTTAGAGGATTTGGATCTCCATCGCCATTTGGATTTAAAAAAGGTGGTAGTTTAAAAGATGCTCTCCCTCTTGTTAAGAGACAAGCAGGAACAGTAGGATCAAAACAACCTTCTTTTCTTGAACAAGGTTTAGCAGGTTTAGGTTTAAATGAAAGCCAAAGAAAAGCTGTTGCTACACGTTCAGCAATAGAAAGAAAAAGACGAGATGATCTACAAGAAATACAAAGATTACGGTCAGAGAGAACAAAAAAACAAGCAGATGAATATATAAAAAGTAGTAAAGGTCTAAGTAAAAAGTTTCTTGAAGAGTTTGATAAAAAAGTTAATAAGCCAATAATGGATGCAACAGATCCTGATAAAATTGCTGGTGAATATAATCCAACTGGTAAAGGATTAACTGCTGCTAGTAAATCTCTTTTAAGTGAACAGGCTCAAAGAATGGGAGCAGTGGGTCAACTAGGAGGTGCGATTAATGCTTTCTTTGATGCGTCTGATAAAGAAAAAAGAGAACAATCAAAAGCAGTTAGAGATATTACTTTTAAAAGAGCAGAGATAGAAGGTAAACGTCTTGAACTTAGAAATGCAAGAGAAAAAGGTGACTTAGAGCTTGAACGAAAATTAACTAAAGAGGTAGATCAAGCAAGCGATGACTTGGAAAAATTAAAAGCTAATGCTCCAACACAAGAGGTAGAGGCTGCTGAAAAGTTTGCTAAGACTCTTATAGACACAGCTAAGACACAAAGTGAAATAAATAAAAATGAAGCAATCGCAGTAGATAAGATGAGACCTGATCCACGTAAAGGAAAACTTACTGATAATCAAATAATAAATCAAGTTAGAAATTTTTCAGCAGATTATCTAAATAAAGTTAAAGGTATTACAATACTTGACACTACAAATGCAGATGGTTCAGTAACTAAAACTGTTAAAGTAAATGATAAAATTTATGGAAGAGGTGCAGATCAAGCAAAAGCAAATATAGCGAAAGCGCAAACTGTAGGACAAAATTTAGGGGAAGCATTAAGACAAGCTGTTCCTGTTGCAAAAGTATTAGAGAAAGCACTTTCAAAAGAGTTTTTATCAAAAACTACTGAAGGATTTAAAACAGATTTAAAACTCTTTTTAGCAAAAGAATTTAAAGGTAAACTTTCTAAAAGTGACATAGCTAATATTGTAGGGGATTAATTAAATGGTAGAAGCCCTTACCAGAGAAAAAATACAAAAAGATCTAGATGATTTAAGAATAGGCGATGCTTATAGAAATTTATCTGATCAAGAATTTGCAGATAAAACTTATGAAAAAGATATAAATCAACTTTATGATTTAGATGAGGATCAGTTTTATAAAAGTCTTAATGTAACTCCATTTCAAGGATACTCAGAAGAACAAGATCCTCTGCTTGAAATGGAAGAAGAGATTCCTGTAGAACCTTATTCTGTAGATGCTGATCCTCTAGGTGAGATGGAGGAAAAGGAACTTAATATTCTAGATAAATTAATGGCAGGTGCTGAAACTCTTGGCTCTTCTTTACAAATAGCTAGAGAAGGAGAAAAACAAGCAGAAGAAAGTGCAGGTCGTATATTTGGTAAAGCAGTAACTGAAACAGCAACCTTTCCTATAGAGGCTGCTAAAACAGTTACTGCACTTACTTCTCCTGAACTTTTTAATAAACTTGAAAAATCAGAACTTAATAAATCATATGAAAATTTTAAAAAGAATTTAAATCCTGATATAACAGATAATGAAAAAATTGCTGGTGAATTATTAACTTACCTTGCTGGTGGTCTTGGTGTTACAAAACTTATTCAAGATCTTGCTTTAAAGGTTGGTAAAAAGAGAGCTAATAAAATAGCTAAAATAGTAAAAGAACTAGATGATACAAAAGTTATTCGTAAAAAAGATTCAGTAACTAAAATTGAAACAAGCACACCAAAGCCACCCTCTAAATTAAAAAAACGAATTGCTAAAACTACTGGTTTAGCTGGAGGAGGTGCAACTGTTGTTCAATTAGATGTACAAATGGCAGAAGAGGATGATCCTCTAATGTCTGAATTTATAACAAATATAGAAAGACTATCAAAAGAAGAAGGTGCTATAGGAAGTGTTGCACAAACTTTAGAGCCTTTTGTAAAAGATAGTATTATAATGGATGCTGCAAAAACTTTAGTTGATAGTCCTAATGATACAGAAGCGCAGAAAAGAATAAGAAGACTTAAAGATGCTATTGGTTTTAATTTAGCACTGTCTACTATTGCAGCAGGTCTTGTTACAACAGCTAAATATGGTGTAAAAGGAACTGTATCATTATCTAATAGATTAAAAAATAAATCTAAGCAATTAAATGACGCAGAGAAAAGTGGAGAGTTAGATGTACCTCCACCAACTGAAAATGATGTTGTTATAAGTTCTAAAGTAAATGAAAATAAAGAAGGAACTATTGTTAAGAAAGACACTATTAGAGAAAAACTTGTTAGAATTTTACCTGATTTAAAAACAGGTAGACTTTTAAGAAGTGATGGTAGTTTACCTAAAGAGTATGTAGATCTTATAAATGAAAGATTTAATGCTGATAAAGGTTTTAAAATAGAAATTAAATCTGAAGTAAAAAAATTAGATAGATTACAAAAAGAAGAAGGAGTAAGTAGTGAAGCTTTATCTAATGCAATAAATAAAAATGATATGTCTGGATTAGATAATAGTCCTAAAACTTTAGAACAAGTTTCTAATATTAAAAATTTAATTCAAAACAATGAGAATAAAATAAATGATTTTCTTGGTTTAGAGGGTGAAAGTCGTATTGGATTTGGTCGTGCAGTTGATGGCACTGTTTATTTTACTCGTACATTTGAAGCTAATAATAATGTTGGATATGTAAATAAAATTAGAAAAACTGTAGATGAATTAGCTAAAAGAAGAAGACTAGGTGAAGATTACATTCCTAAAGTTGATGCTGAGTTTATAGCAAGAGTTCAAAATGCTCGTAATTATTTTCTTAAAGAGGGTGTAGCAGAGCAAGATGTTGATGAATATATAAAACTCTTAGTTAAAAAATTAGGGGGTTCTGAAAAAAATATTGTTGAAAGTTTTTTTGAACCAGTGGGCCAAGGCTTTTCCGCTAGTCAGGGTGCAATTAAAATTTTAAAAGAAAAAAAAGATTTAGATAAAAACATCTTAGAACTTTTAGGTGAAGAGACTGATCCTTTTAAAAAAATAGCTGTTACATTACAACAGCAAAACAAACTTCTTAGTGAGTTAAATTATCTTACAGAAGTAGATAAACTAGCTAGGGCTGGTATAGATAAAGATGTTCCATTAAAAAGTTTTGTACCGGGTTTATCTACCAAGACAACTTTTAGCGCAAGAGAAACTGATCAATTAGATTATAATTTAGAACAGATTGTAAAAAATTCTATTGGTAGATTTGGAGGAGATAATAAAAAACTTCTTAACAATGTATTTGCTAGTAAAGAAGTTGGAGAACTTCTTAATGCTGGTTTAGATATAGGTAACAATAAGGGTAAAGGTCTACAAAATTTTCTTGGTAGAGCCGCAGCACTTGCACAAGCAAAAGAAACCATTTTAGATGCTCCTGCTTATTTATTAAACTTGTATGGTGCAGGTCAGGCTTTAACATTAAATGGTATGATGTTAAAACCTCGTGCTTATAAAGCTGCTGTTACAGAATTAAAAACACTGGCAGAACAAATAAGATTAAAAGATCCTAAAGCTGTTAAAAAACTTGCTACACTTAGAAGATTAGGTGTACTTGAACAAGATGTAACAGGAGAAATGATTGCAAGAAATGCAAATCTTTTTGGAGATACACCTAAAAATGCATTTTTTAGGGGATATGGTAGAGTTATGCAAAAATTTGGTTCCGCTTATGGACAACCAGATGCATATGCAAAATTAATTGCTTTTGAGGCAGAATACGCAGATATTAAAAAGTATTTTCCTAAATTATCAGATGATGAAGCTATTAGAAGAGCAGCTACGTATGTTAAAGATACTATGCCTACATATGGAGAAGCTGCTCCATTAGCTCGTTTTATTAGTCGTACTCCTTTTATTGGAAACTATGTGTTATTTCCCTCTGAAGTTTTAAGAACTACTAAAAATATACTTAAATATGCATTTTTTAAAGATCTTCCAGATGCATTTAGAAAAGGAAAAACAAAAGCTCAAAGAGCTTACCATCTTAAAAGATTTACAGAAAGACTTGTAGGATTAGGATCAATAGGTGCTGGTGCTGAATATATGGTAAGTTCAAATAATGAGGCAAATGGAATTGGATCAAATGAAAGAAAAGTTTTAAATTCTATAGATCCTGATTTTGGTAAAGGCAGCACTAAATTATTTTTTGATGGTGGTTTTGTATTAGATGAAATAGGAGAAGGTCTAACTCCAGAACAAAAAGAAAATTATGTTCCTCAAATAAGAGGTCGTTATGTAAGCAGTAGCTCTGCACATGCTTATGATTATATTATGGCTCCTGTTAGATTAATAACTGCAAGAATACTAGGTGCAAAAAATCCTCTTGCTGTAGATATTAGTGAAACTGATATAGATAATGCTTTTTCAGATGCTGCTAAATTATTAACTAATTCTTTCACCTCTCCTAAATTTGCTGCTAAACATTTAATAAATGCATTTACAGGTAGAGATGAGCAAGGTCGTTCTATATTAGATGAGGGTGTAGGAGCAACAACAGCAGAAAATTTAATAAGACGAGCACTAGAATTTTTAAAAGGTTATCAAGGTGGTTCTGTAAAACTTGTTAGAGATTATATTTTAGCGGCTGATGCTGAAGAACTACTAGGTGAAGGTCTTGGTATGAGAGCTAGTGGTTTTCCTATGACTAAAAAAGATGCTTTATTTTCTTTATCTGGTATAAGATCGCAAACCGTTCTTCCTGAAAGAGCTATAGGATATAAAACATTTAATGATTTAAAAGCAATAGGTGAGGTTGATTCTATGTTCTATGATGAGCTTAGAAAGCTACCTATTAAACAAATTACACCAGAAGATATTGATAATATTGTTGATAGATATAAAGAATTACAACTTAGAAAAGTTAAAGGATTGTCTGATCTTAATAAGAATATAGATTTATATTCTAAATTTAGTTACACTAGAAAATTCTTAAATAAAAATAATAAACCTGATACAGAAAAACTTACACTTGGAACAGAGGGAGTTCTTAAAGCTGTTACAAATAACTATGCTTATAATACAGCACCTGAAGTTGAACGAGCATTTGCAAATCAAGCTCTTCAAGATAGTAAACAAGAACTATTTGTTCCAAAAGATATTGATACTGACAAACTACAAAAATTTGTTCAAGAAAGATCAAATGATGTAGGTATACTTGGTGATTTAATCGTTAAATTACAAAATGTAAATAAGGAACTTGTAAATACTACTTTAAATCCAAAAGGAGAAGAGTAATGCCAGAGAGCGCAATGATATGGAATCTTATACTTAGCGGCTTTGCTGGTATGGTAATATGGTGGATACGTGGTGTAAATACAAAACTAGATGAAGCACGTATATTAGTTAGTAAGACTAGAGAAGAGATAGCAAAAGAGTATGCACGTAAAGATGAAGTTGAACGAGATATAGAAAAACTTATAGATCGTTTTGATAAACTTGAAAATAAACTAGATAATATGATGGAAAGGATTTGTAGATAATGTCAACACATTGGACTTACTTTACAGAAAAAGAAATGAGATGTAAAGGTACAGATGAGTGTTTAATGGACGAACAGTTCATGGAAAAATTAGAGTGTCTTCGTGAGTGTTACGATAGACCAATGATTATCACATCAGGTTATAGAAGTCAAGCACACAACAGTGCAATAGGCGGCTCTCCTAATTCAGCACATGTACAAGGACGTGCAGTAGATGTAGCTGTAACAGGATCAGATGCTTACGATCTTATTAGACTAGCAATAGAACATAAATTTACAGGTATAGGTGTAGCTCAACGTGGAGCACATAATAGAAGGTTTATTCATATAGATGATATGGATGACTCAGATCGTACACCTAGACCAACAGTATGGAGTTACAAGTAGTGGAGCCTGTACAATCACATATTATGGGCATGAGCATGGCTCCCATAGAAGTATACACACGACATACGATACAATCTGGTGGAGACGAACTTACTTACATAACACGTAAATACACAATGGATGGTCCTGTTGTAAGAGTATCTGAGTCCTCCACCACATTGTATGATAGGCATGGTCAAGAAGTAGAAGTTGGTAAATCAAACAGTACAAAAGAGATATTTGTATGAGTTGATAGATTGAGGGGTAATTTTGGTTGATCCAGTCACAGTTATTAGTGGCATAGCATTAGCTAACAAAGCATTTAAAGAAGTAAAACAGCTTCTTCAGAATGGTAGAACAGTTGCAGATTGTGGTAAGCAGCTAACTGATTGGGCTAAAGGCTGTTCACAAGTACAAGAAGAAAACAATAGAACAAAACTTATGGGCAGTTCTAGTTCAGAGACTGCTATGAAGCGTCTGTTACATACTCAGACTGTTCAAAGACAAAGAGAAGAACTCCGTGAGTTTATGCAACTCTATGGAACTCCGGGTAGTTGGCAACAGTTTCTAGCTTTGGAGAGAGAGGCAAGACTTGAATTAAAAAAAGCAAAACAAAATGCAGCAAAAAAACAAGCTCAGAGATTAGAGAAAATAAAAAACATTGGACTAGCTGCTTTAATAACTTTATTTGCTGCTGTAATAATAGTGATAGGTACAGTGGTATATCTAAATATACCTACAGAATAGGGAGTATATTATGAGTGAAGATAAAAAAGAAGATATGATACCAGATAAATCTGTATATCAGACTAATAGAAGACGTATGGCTTGGCTTGTGATGGGAATGTTACTTGCTATGACTATAGCTATTATAATAGTGCCAGATCGTTATGGTAATAATAATGTTATGGAGATGGCTTATCTAGCCTTATCAGGTTTAATTGCAGCTTACTTTGGTGCGGCTGCTTATCAGGCGGGTAAGTTAGGGCGAAATCCACGTTAAGGGGGTATATCTGCTCATACAGAGCAATCTACACCTTTCTGGTAGGTTAGTAACCTAAAAGGGCGAGATGGCTACTCAGCGGTCATCTTTGCCCCTCTTTTTTTCTTATCTTTTAATTTTTTTAACATATATATGGCTGCTTCTTTATATGTAGTAATAATAACTATATTACCATCAGAATCATACACCTTCCATTTCCTTGGCATCTTCTTCTACATCCCCCTCTTCAAATATGTTACTTGCAAAGTCACACTTCTGTAATAGATTAATAACTTTATCTTCCCCTAATGTATTAAGACACCCAACAATAGCTGTTTCTAATGTGTCTTTATCTAACCCCGAATTAACATCACTATTAGCACCACGTATTCTAGATAATAATTCTAGTGCTTTGAGCGCACTATTTGAGTGACCGTTGTTTTTAGCAAACTCATACTGCTTTTCTAATTCACCTATAACATCTACATCTGTTTCAAGTTGTTGCTCTAGTTCGTGGACTCTATCAACAACCTCTTGATTCTGCATAAGACGGTAACCCTGATTAGCTGCTGAGTCAGGAGCATAACCAGCGTTCTTTGCAGCCTCTGTAGCATTACGATGTAATATGTAGGACTGTGCAAACTTCTCTTGCTTTTCATTAAGAGCCACTAGATTCTCCTACTGTCTCACGTTCAATATCATTGTGATCAAACTCTGCCCAATATAATTCAAGAGCCTCACCATCTAACGTGGCTTCAAACTGGTGATACTCTCCGGGTTTTACTGTTGTCCATTCACCTTTACTTAGAATAGTTTCATCTACAAGATCATAGTCATTCTTCCACACTCTGATAATAAGCTGACCTTTAGTTACATAGAAACCATTCCACTTATACTTGTGTTTATGTTTACTACATTTACTACCTTTATTAAATATAATATGATGAAATTCAAATACACCGTTTTGAAATATAGTAGAGGTCTGGCCCCAAACTTTTCCTGCTTTCATTAAACTAAACACTCACAAAATGTTTGAATAATCCCAACACTAATTATATATAAGATCCATAATAATATAGATCCACCTATTATTTTTATTATCAATGTTTCATATTATCTCTTTGAACACCTTTCCACTTCTCTGCTGTACGCATACCACCAAGACCAAGAAGAGCAAGAACAAGACTTGTTAGTTCTCCTGTTTCTAACATAGGTAATGTTACCGTAGGATACCAAGTTATAATAATCCATGAAGATATAGGTGCAAGAATAAACTGCCAACCAAGACCTAGAGCACATATCCACATGATGGCAGGTCTAGCTCCAGCTACAAAGATAGAAGGGTGTTTAGCTTGTTCTATATTTGCTTGTGTCTGAGCAAGATCAAGGCTAATCATCTGTTGTTTTAGTTCAGCCTCTAGTTTAGTCTTGAGGTCTTTATCTTCTACAAACTTATCAAGAACTTTACCAGCTACACCTATAACACTATCTGCTAGTCCTAACATTATGTTACTCCCTCTACATTTTTATTAGTTTTAATTTGATTAACTAATTTTTCTAATACATCAACTAAGGGTCTAATACCTGCATTTTTTCCTGATATTGGACACTCCCAATCTCCAGAAATTAGACCATCTATTTGTCCTACCATAATATGAAGATTTTTAACTTCACTTGTAAGATCTGTTAAAGTATCATTAAGAAGATCTAATCTATCAACTAAGTTAGTTATATTATTATTTTTTTCTGCTTGTAACATTGTATTAGTTATTATACCTCATAGTCTAAAAGTATTTCTTCATCTTTTAATATTTTTTTATGTGTTACCACATTATAAATTATAAAGTCATCCCAATCTTGAGATATAATTAAATGACAGTTTGGTTTCTCTGAGTGATTTATAAAACCACCCATAGGGGTTCTTACATAGCCTACAATCATAGGATATTTAATATGTGTAGATCCTAGATCTGTTTTAGATTTAATATCTTCTTTTGCAAAGATACCATATCCGTGTATATCACTCTTTTTTATCTTAACATTACTAGGTAGAGGGTCATAATAAAATCTATTATATCTTAATACAGTCATTCTTTTTCAGGCTTAGTTTTTAGTGGTATAATTGTAGGTCTTGGTATTATTTTATAAGCATTTAAACGATACTTATCATTGTCTTTATCATCTGCGTAAACATAGATAGTTAAATACGGATAATCTATAGATAATCTAGCAATGAATTGTAGCCACTCTTTAACAGGGTACAATGACACATGAACATTCTCACCATTAGGGAAATGTTTCATGGCAGGTAGACAACATATATTAAGAAATACTACGTTTGTAGAGTATTTAAATATCTCTTCAATAACCCAAGTAAGATCTTCATGTGGCACATGTTCTAAAACATCAGTGCATATTACAATATCATAAACACCAGTTGGTAACTTACTATGTTCTTCTTCACCGGGATCATATAAAGTGATATCTTTTATACCCCAAAACTCATGTATTGGTTTATCTAAGAAATCAGAGTCAGGAACTGTATGAAACTTATCTGTATAAGGATGTCCTTTACCACAGCCATAATCTAGTAGTGTTTCACAATCATGTTTGTTAATTATTTGTTCAAGTGGTCCAGCAAATCTTACTAAACTTCTACCGTTAAACATACCCTCATCAAGTGCATGTAACTTCTCATACTCTTTTAAGAGATCTTTATATCTTTGAGATGTATTATCTCTACTATATTCTTCTGTATACTCAAGCATAATAATCTTTAAACGCTGGACGTTTCTCCTTACTCTGTTTAATATCCCACAAGGCTGATATCATTGTATTTTCACCATGAAACTCTAATACACCATCAAGGCCGGGATCATCAAATACTTTTTCACAGTCTTGTGCCATAGCTAAAAGCTCACCTGTAGTCCAGTAAGTAACGTCTCCTACATTGACCTGTATGTATTTAGGTTTAGGTGTTTCACCACCTTCTATATCACCTGTAGTTTCTGTCTTTTCTTCTGCTGTTGGTTCTTCACGACAGCAATCAAAGCCAAAGAGATGTATCTCTCTGAAGCCCATCGTGTGCATTAAGCCAATACCACGCATAGCTGCACAAGTTCCACCTGTAATTAATGTAGCACCTTGTGGTATACCTAACTCTTCATTAAGCTGCACAGTTTGATTTACTATCTGTGTGCCTCGCTCTTGTTCTTTTCTCATGAAATCTGTAAAAGCATGCCATCCCCATATTTTACCGTCACCATCTTTAATATGTTTAGTAACAGAGGGATCTGTCATAGAGGCAACAAAGAATAAAGTTTCTTTATTGATATCTTTAAACAAATCTTTACGTACAATATTGTGTGTGCTCTTACCTTCTATTGAACGAGGATCAAGAACAATACATCCCCACGGTATTATACCATTTTTTAATAGATTAGGATAAGCATGTTTAACAGTTAGTATTTTAGGTCTAATACCTCTTGCTAAATACGTATGCATAAACTCTTTTAGAGCTATATAATCTAAGTAAGGGCCAGCAGATACAACGATACCTACTTCTCTGTGAGGGGGGTGTTTAGATACCCAGTTGTCTTCTCCTATCATTTTTATATTGGTTTGTATATTACTTACAATATAATCTTTAGGTACACAATCTCTAGGATGAACTACGATAGGAACACGTTTAACATCTTCTGGAAGATCTTTTAAATCAGGATCATGTAAGAATACAGCTAAGTGTGTAGTGCCACCACCAAGAACTCTATCACTAGAAGGTAATACATATTTTCTAGTAGTAGCTGCATCATCAAATGTAACCCATCCATCTACGTCTGGTACTTCATCTGACTTTACTTCTTTTGTAGGGACAGCTTTAAATACTTGGTTGACACCTTGATAGGCATCAGGTGGTATTTCTTCTGCTTCATCTTTTGTAAAGTAATGATCTGCAACAACAACAGGTATATCTTTTAAAGTATTATATTCATACTCTACGGTATTGAAGCTATTACCACTACCAATGAGAGCAAAATCAATATTATTATCTGCTTTAATATTGAGTGCATCTTTGACATTACCCTTAGTTAATTCAAAACTAAAATCTTTTTGTCTTTCTTTTTTAACAAACTCTTGGAACTCTGTTAGTCTAGCTTCAACAGCAGCTAAAGTATTGTGAGCTTTGGAGTTAAACTCTTCCTGATCTATCTCTGGTGTAGCATCTTCAAATAAATCATAACCAATATAATGAACTTTATCTGACTTTTCAAAGGCAGCAAGAGACATCTCTATAGCTCTACCACCATTCCATGTTCCTGTCTCTAAGATAGTCTGTGGCTTGTAATGCCTAACTATATCTGCAAGTTGTTTGTATCTTCCCGGTAAGATATCTGGTGATGTTTCTTTATCAGATAGAGGAACTATTCTATTACCTTTTGCATCTCTAAGTTTTCTAGATGCAGGGTCACGTAAATCTACGAATAAATTATTTAATACACTAATACCATTTTCTGTAAATAATTTATAATTTAAACCTCGTGCTTGATAGATAGGTAGTATTGAACCTAGTATAAAGTTAAATCCCCACTCTCTATAATCTGTAAATCTATCTGTAATATACGCTCCTTTTACGTCTGCAAGAAGTTCTACAACAGATTGGCTTTGTAAATTAAAACCAGCAAAATGGTTTCTATGCTCAACTAAAGCTAGAGACAATGCATTAGAGTCGTCACTAAATATAGCTTTTAAACTATTTAATCTTATGTCTCTTACCGTACAACAGTTAGCATCTAGCCAGAATAACCAAGAGTTGTTATCTTTAAATGCCTCTTCACTTATAGCAAATACTTTTGGTCCCTCTGATATAACATCAATGATAGAATTATACTGAACACTGCCGCCCTCTGTACCATCATGAGTTTTGTTGCGCTCCATAAACTCAGGGAAGCCATCTATATTATTTAGATTATGATAGTGAATATTCTTTTTCTTAGGTAAAGAATAATTAGATAAATCTAAATTATAATAATAACAGTGAAATTCTATGCTAGGTTGCCAGCTTGAGGCAAACTGCTCTATTAGTTTTGATCCATTAAGTTTTAATAATGTTTCATCAAAACATGTAACTACTTTATATTTCATAAGGTTTTATCTGTCCTGTTCCTGCAAGGTAAGTGTAATCAGCGTTCCACTCTGCTGCATATTGACCATCAATTTTTCTACTAGAAGTCCATCCTTTAAACCAAGGGCGAC